TTTTTGCTATTCTTGTAGAACTTGTGAGTGTACTTACGGAGATAGTTTACCCGACCCTCAATAAAGTCAAGCTTGAGGTTCTCCTCGAAAACCTCCTCTAAACCTAGAACTTCCAAAAGGCGTTCATAAGCATTATTGTGAATGACCTCCACATTAGCCATAACAAACCCCAGATCACTAAATGATGGGTGGGGCAAATTATCACCCAATTTACTCCAGAACTTTTTAACAGCCACCTCTATCTGGCCAATAGCAGAAAGAGTCCTAACAATGATTTCTTTTTCTTGCTCATTCAGTGTCACGTTAAAGTCCTGCAAATCAGACGTGAAACTGAACTCTTTATCAGTCCAGAAGCCGTTGTGCATTGCTTCGATAAATTCTCCTGCCCAAGGATAATGGTCAGGCTTACGCGATACTTGCTCTTCAAAAATCATAGTGAGTTTAGTTACACTTGTATCTGGATTTCAGCCTCGTGTCGAGTGAAAATTTATGAAAATTTTTTTCTTGACGAGATTTTCAATTCTAGTATAATACCGTTATACGGTCTAAAACCGCGAGGATTCGTTCTGTTTACAGAAAGCCTCTGAAAAAGACAACGTATAAGTAAGGAATAACGTATTATATTATTAAATATTGTATTATATACTATTATATATTATATAATATTATTATATGTTATAGTATGTTATTAAATAATAAGGTAAAGTTTTAAAGTGCAAACAGATCAAGAATTAATCAGCAAGGTTCAGGAAGAACAGGATAACGACAGTTTGGTCGAAATAATAAATAGACATTCAGGGGTCTATCACGACATGGTAGACAGATTTTTGTCTGGAAGTAAAAATGTGGCTGACAGAGATGGCCTCCTTGAAGACAAGGAATTTACAATATACAATTCTGTAATGAGCTATGACCCGTCAAGAGGTGCTAAATTTCCAACATACCTAGCTAATCAGGCGAAGTGGAAATGTCTAAACACGTTAACGAGGAACAAAAAGTTCCAAAAATGTAATCTTGAAGAACTTTTACGACAGCCTGAAGTGGAAGGTGACTTTGAGATTCATGAACATTATGAAGTCTTTTCTTTATTTAAATTATTCTTGGAAAAAGAAAAAGACCAAAGATTTAAAAAAATAATTGACATGAGATACAATTCATGGTCTAATAAGCTAACACCTTGGAGCAAGGTGGCCAAATCTCTAGGGATGAGCATACAAGGAGTGATTAACATTCACAACAGATGCTTATCGAAATTTGAAAAAGAATCAGTAAATTATGTATAACAGTATTACAGCAGTAGGGTATCTTGTAAAAGATCCAGAAACACGTCAACTTAATGGCGGTAAGTCGGTGACACGTCTTCGTGTCGGTATCTCCCCAAGCAATGCTAAAACCAAATGCTTTATTGATTTAGAGGTTTGGGACAAGTTGTCGGAAATCGCATCAAAGTACCTGACTAAAGGTCGTGAGTTTGTGTTTTCTGGCGAACTAGCAATGGACACTTGGGAAAACAAAGAAACTGGGAAACCTCAATCAAAGTATTTTATCAGAGGGAATAATATTCAATTCCTAAATTCTGGTAAGAAAGACGATAGTCAATCTTCTTCTCCTTCAAATGCAGCTCCAGTCTCAGCTGGTCCAGCATCTGATGATGAACCTCCATTTTAATGAAGATTTTAATCGAAGCCCCTCTGAACTCGTTAAGCCTCGGTAATGTTTCTTTTAACATTATCCGAGAGCTTATCGGGCGGGGTCACGATGTGGGTATTTGGCCAACAGGTAAAATCGACCTGAAGGCTTATGATATTGACGATGATCTGAAAAAGAAAATCGAAAATAGTATCAATAATAGATATAATTATCTGAGCAGTGATGTTCCAAGCCTTAAAATTTGGCATCTGAACGGTTCAGAGAATAGAAAAAATTCTAACCAATATCTATTAACATTCTATGAATGCAACCAACCCACGGACATCGAGAAGAAAATTTCTTCAAGCCAAACTCAAACATTCTTTAGTTCTTCCTGTGCTGCTGAGTTGTTTGGCGATGTATTCTGCCCGTTGGGTTTCGATAAAGACTTCAAAGAAACGGAAAAAGAATACCTAAGTGGTATTACCCATTTTGGTTTAATGGGCAAGTTTGAACATAGAAAGCATACTGCTAAAATTATTCAGACTTGGCTAAAGAAATACGGAAATGATCCAAAGTATCAATTATCTTGTTTGGTTACTAACCCTTTCTACAAGAAAGAAGATATGGATGCTACAATCAATGCTGTATTAGGTGGGGAAAGATACACTAATATTAATTTCTTACCTCATTTAGAAAAGAATTCTGAAGTTAATGAATTTTTAAATGCAATCGACATTGATCTTACTGGATTATCTGGAGCAGAAGGCTGGAATCTTCCTGCTTTTAACGCAACTTGTCTTGGCAAATGGAGCATTGTTCTTAATGCCACATCTCACAAAGATTGGGCTACTAAAGATAACTCTATCCTCGTCGAACCTTCAGGAGAAGTAGACTGTTATGATGAAGTCTTCTTTAAAAAAGGTTCGCCTTTCAATCAAGGAACTTTCTATGATTGGAATGAAGAGGATGTAATCAATGCTATGGAACAAGCTGAAAAGAAAGTGGGACAAGTTAACACAGAAGGACGAAAGTTAGCAGACAAGTTGACTTATGAGAACACTGTGGATGTCATTTTAGCCCGTATTTCCAAGGATTTCGATCTGGCATAAGAAGTGTTAAAGAGTTTGTATGATTGATACATTATTGTACGACTTGTTTAATGACTATGGTTTTAATAACCAAAATTATGTTAAAGATAAAGGAGATTCCTTTGAACTAAAAGTGGAACTCGCTGGATTCTCGAAAGAGGATGTTGATATTGAAGCTACTGAAGATAGGCTCACAATTAAGACTAATCCAGAGGGTCGAAAGAAAACTTTCTCTGTTCAACTTTTTAAAAAGGTCGAAACAGAATCTATTACCTGTGAAATGGATAATGGATTGCTGATTATAGACCTACCTAAAAAGGGAAGATCGAAACCAACCAAAATTAAAGTCAATTAAAATAACGGGGGTGGAAACGCCCCCGTTTTTATTTATAATAAATTATGCCTTTATATACTTATAAGCACCCAGAAACAGATGAACATAAAGATCTTTTCCAATCTATGGACGAAGAACATATTTATATAGATGATTTTGGTGTTGAGTGGCAGAGGGTATTCTACGCGCCTAACGCCTCTATCGACTCCAACATTGATCCGTTTAGCCAAAGGCAGTTCACGGACAGCACAGGAGCAAAGAAGGGTACTATGGGTGATATGCTTGACTATTCATCAGAAATGAGCGCAAGACGAGCAGAAAAATCTGGAGGAGTAGATCCTATTAAGAAAAAATACTTTGATGATTATGCTGCTAAGAGAAATGGTCAGCGGCATATAGCAGAGAAGAAACAGACTTACGAGAGCAAGAATGTTAAGATTGATTATGATTAAAGACCAAATCTACCTTTGGTAGCATTGTAGTTTTGAAGGATCTCTGCTTGCGTAAGAGCTTTCTCATATACTCTAAAGCTTGCAATATTTCCTGTCCAATCTTGTTGTGGCGAATAAATCCTAGCACTACCTATAACTAGATCGTGAGAAAATTCAAAACTGGTTATCGTATCGGTATCTTTTAATTCAGAATTTGCGTATAATTTAGCTGAAGATCCGCTAAAAGTCAAAACTGTATGAAACCACACATTGCTTGTTATGGAAAAATCTGTGTCATTTACATTCCAAGATCTATCTTGGATTCCCCAAGCTAATTTCCCGTTATGATACCCAGCGTAAACTCTTCTACTGTCAACCCATTGGCTATTAAAGAATAAAAACTCATTGTCACTCGTTCCAGATTTTTTAGCCCAAACTTCATAAGTTAAATCTTGAGTTGTTGGGTTTTTTCCTGAACCATAATTAGTGCTAACTCTATCCTCCGTACCATCAAAAACAATAGAATTATCACTAAATGAAGCATTAACTATAGTTCCATTATTGCCTTGGCTACTTCTGTCATACCAAGTCGATCCACTTCCAGAATAAGACAGCTTATCGGAAGCATCCAAATTTAAAACCAATTGATCTGTAACGATATTTTTACTATTTTTAATTTTTAAGCCCATAATTTTAATTGGTTATCTCAAAGCTAAATCCTAAAGAATAAGTCATTTGATCATTAACACCCATCTGATAGGATGAGCTTTCCAACTTAAGATCCTCAAACGAAAATGTATTCTGATATTCTTCTCCAGTATCCATGACTTGAATATCAAAGTTGTATCCAGACTCACTAGTAATCAAAGATGCAATCTCTCCTGTAGCAAAACCAGACACTAAAAACTCTAGGTTAACAGATGAGGTAATTGGGTATTGAATCTTCCTTCCATATGGATAGTCGCTCCCCAAACCAAACAGATCCACTCTATTGATTGGGATGTTGAACGAGAATGATTGTAGGTGAGCGTCACCACTGATAGGCGCACCGCCAATCTGCAAATTCTGCAATGTCACATTAACATCTGTAGGTGAGCATAATGGCGGCTTGAATCTATTGATGTTACTGTAATAATCAAAACCACTAATACTAGCGTCAACTAGTTTCACCTCTCCAACGTTACTATTGTTACCTGAATTGAGATTAATTGCTGGTATCTCATACTCAGCTGAAGAAGCTATTTGAGTATTAATGTTGGAGCATTTATATGAGGTAGATACCACAGGCAAAGATCCTATCGAAAAACCCAAAGAGTAATTAGTTAAGAATGCATTTCCTATAGAAATGACTTCAGAGATATTATCGCTCGACAAATTAAAAGATAGATCATCATTTTCAATCATATCTGACCCTTGATCAGGATGATTTGCTATGTAAAAATTTTGATCCTCATTAGTGTAACCCTTGAAAAAACCAGTACCATCATAAGATGGGTTTGAATCAACAAGCCCCAACATATTTTCATTAAGCATCGCTGGGGTGTAGTAATAGCTGATAGATAAATCAACGTCTGGCATTCTAGTTATGTCATTAACGGCCAGACCTTTAGATCCAATTTGTTTGGACTTTTGTCTTTGTTGGGAAAAGCCAACTGACACGCTTTGAACAGCGCTCATGCAAGCGCCACTCATGTCGTTTCCAAATCTATCACCAGTTGTGAATGCTGGTCTCTGACCAATAATCACTAGCGCATTGTTGCTCTTTAAAATATCTCTAGCCATATCAACTTCCTGTTGGGATTACACCTAAAACATCTTCTACTAATGCCACATTTAAATCATGTGCATTATAAAACTTCCACGTATGATCCCATTCTGGACAATACATAACTTTTGGTCTATTATAAACAGATTCTATATCATGTCTAAACCTTCTGTATCCAGCCTTATTCTCTAAGAAATGTAGCATACATTTTAGCTGCTTATCACTAATATCTGTAAAAGTATAATTAACTGGGAATGAAGCGTTGTTATCTTTTGTTTTGATTCTTTGTTTAAATGAGTTTTTAAATTCAAGAACCTCATTCTTTAGCTTTACATCGTTCTGGAAACCAATATCAGGCTTAAAGAAAAAATCTTGAGTCCAAAATGAAGAAGACCCCGTTGGGGAGTACTCTGCTGAAGACGCATGATCCCCAGTGCAATAATAAAAATTATTTAATTTATTAGTATTATTATTCATGTACACCACATCATATTTTTCATATTCTGATGATGAGTCAAATGTGGGGACATTTAAATTAACAAAATTCATCCCAGACCAATTAAATAGATTTGGCGCTTCATCTACAGAATAAGAAACAGCAACTTCATAGTGCTGATTATTCATATGATTGATACCATAATTATCTGAGACCCCAGATAAAGATTTATAAATGCCGCTATTATCAATATTAAATTCAAATAATTGATTACCATTCTTACTCTCAATAAATGCAGCTATTTTTTGGGCATTGGTTTCATTGACATCATATCTAACTTGATATTCAGCCATTAAACTATTGAGTGAAGATGGAATAGAATTTATCTGAAAGTCATCAACTTCATAAGTAAAGTTTTTTGATTTAAAAGATGCCTTCGAACCATAAACAGGGGTTAGATTGAGATCTGCATAATCAGTCTCAATTGTTACCCCAGAAATGTTTGAATCTCTATTATAAAATAAATCAGAAGCCATGACCAATATAATTTAAATTTAAAACCGCAGAACCATTATCAGAAGCAGATAAAGATTCACTCACTAATGTAGCATTAGGGACAGTAAGAGCTTGAATATCATCCCCACCCCGACCATCTATATCAAAAGATAATGTTTTATTTTCTCTATTAGTTAAAAAATTGAAAGCGTCTTGAGGTTGAGCCTCATCGACTTCAATTTGAACCTGAACTGCATATTCTAATGGGGGTATCAATTCTATATCAACAGCGCTCTCTTGACCAATAGAGAAATGAGGCTTTCTATTAGCTGTAATTGAATAATCAAAACCAATGACTCTATTTGTTGTGGAGTTGTCGCATGTTATACTGATAGACCCCTGAGATGGAATATAAATATTACTTATTGAGCTACCAACCTCACTAGACTCCTGACTAGAGCTAGTTAATTCATCCAAAACAATAAGAGAAGCATTAACTTTTGGAACAGACCCAACAGCACAATTAACAGAATAATTAGTTAAATAACCACTAGAAAAACTATAAGATAAATTATTATAGCGAATGTTACCAGTGATACTACTAGCGCCAGTATAATCTAAAACAGGATCATCATAAATCAGATGCCTACTAATAGAAACTTTCTGCTGTGTCCCACCACCAACAGTAGTTAAACCCTTCTTAGATCCTAAAGGTTTAAGA